CAACAGTTCGTAAAGATTGTATTGCTTTTATTACTCCTCCTTACAGTAGTGTTGTTAATCAACCCGGAATTGAAGCATCAAACATTATTACATGGACAGGTACATTAGCACGGTCAACATCATATGCTGTTGCAGATTGTGCATGGAAATATATGTTTGACAAATACAATAACGTTTATCGTTGGATACCTTTAAATGCTGATACAGCTGGACTTTGTGCATACACCGATACAATTAGGGATCCTTGGTATTCACCAGCTGGATATAATCGTGGTCAAATTAAAAATGCTGTTAAACTTTCTTGGAATCCAAATAAAACAGAAAGAGATACTCTATATTCAAATGGTGTAAATCCTGTTATAAGAACTCCAAGTGCAGGTACTATTTTGTATGGCGACAAAACTTTACAAATAAAACCATCTGCCTTTGACCGTATTAATGTTCGTAGATTGTTTATTGTATTAGAAAAAACAATTTCTCAAGCGGCACAGTATTCATTGTTTGAATTTAATGATGAATTTACTCGGGCTCAGTTTGTGGCATTGGTAACTCCGTTCCTACGAGATGTTCAAGGCCGGCGTGGTATCTATGACTTCCGAGTTGTTTGTGATACAACAAATAATACTCCACAAGTTATTGATTCTAACCAGTTTGTTGGAGATATTTACATCAAACCTGCTCGGGCAATCAACTTCATTCAGTTAAATTTTGTAGCAGTAAGAACTGGTGTTGATTTTAACGAAATCGTTGGTGCAGCTTAATAAATAACCACGATATAGGAGAAAACAAATGGCATTCAATGTAGCAGAATTTAGAGCGAATATGATTGGTGACGGTGCCCGTCCCAATCTATTTCAAGTTACTCTCACTTTTCCAACAATTGCAACAAATAGCACAGCTGCTGGACAAAAAACAACATTCATGGCAAAATCAGCACAGTTACCTGGTTCTACTGTAGGTACGGTACCTGTATTTTATTTTGGTCGTGAACTGAAGTTTGCTGGTAATCGTACTTTTACAGATTGGACATTACAGATTATTAATGACGAAGATTTTGTAATTCGAAATTCATTAGAATCTTGGATGAACGCAATCAATAGTCATACAACCAATGTTCGCAATACCGCAGCGGTTAACCCATTGGGTTATACTGTAGATGCTGTTGTTACACAATTTGGTAAATCTGGTAACGAATTGAAATCTTATAAGTTTGTAGGTGTATTCCCATTAGATATTGCACCAATTGATTTAGATTGGGGTTCAAATGATGTGATTGAAGAATATTCAGCAACGTTTGCCTTCCAATATTGGGAATCAAATACTACTACTTAATATGTTTTTGTTTGAGGGACTTCGGTCCCTCATTTATGTTTAATTGAATTGGAATTATAAAATATGGCAGCTACTAATAAATTCTCTCTCTTTGGTTTTGAGATTGCTCGTAAGAAGTCTGAAGAAGAGCAAGCTCAACAACCTTCTTTTACACCACCTTCCAATGAAGATGGTGCTCTTACCATTTCCTCAGCCGCTTACTATGGTACATATGTTGACCTAGATGGCACAGCAAAGAATGAAGTAGAACTCATTTCTCGTTATCGTGAAATGGCGATGCAACCAGAGATTGAATCCGCTATTGATGATATTATGAATGAAGCCATTGTGCAAGATGACGATGGTAAAATCATTGAGATTGTGTTGGACGATTTGGACCAACCAGAGAAAATTAAAAAAGCAATCAAAGAAGAATTTCATACCATATTGCGTTTACTTAATTATAAGCATATGGCACAAGATATCTTCCGCCGTTATTATATTGACGGCAGGTTATATTACAATGTGCTTATAGATAAAGAAAATCCAATTGCTGGTATTAAAGAATTACGATATATTGATCCACGCAAACTTCGTAAAGTTCGTGAGATTAAAAAGAAGAAAGATGAAAGAACTGGTGCAGAGATTGTAGATGTGTTCAATGAATATTATATCTACAACGATAAAGTAGTTTCTGGTTCTTCTTCTAGTTATGGTCCAGTTGGTGTTCGTATTACACTTGATTCTATTGTTTCTGTTGTATCAGGTTTGATGGACTCTCGCCGTGCTGTGGTATTATCATACCTACACAAAGCAATCAAACCACTTAATCAATTACGCATGATTGAAGATGCAACAGTTATCTATCGTATCTCACGAGCACCAGAACGCCGTATATTTTACATTGACGTAGGTAATTTACCTAAGTTAAAGGCCGAACAATATCTCCGTGATATTATGGTCAAGTATAAAAACAAGTTGGTCTATGATGCACAGACTGGTGAAGTCCGTGATGACCGTAAATTCTTGTCTATGATGGAAGATTTCTGGTTACCACGCCGTGAAGGTGGAAAAGGCACAGAGATTACTACATTACCTGGTGGTCAAAATCTAGGTGAATTGGAAGATGTTAAATACTTCCAAAAGAAATTATACAATTCGTTAAGTGTTCCAATTTCTCGTTTAGAACCTAATCAAGGTTTCTCAATTGGTCGTGTTGCAGAGGTAACTCGTGACGAATTAAAATTTGCAAAGTTTGTTGATAGGCTTCGTAATAAATTTTCTGATATCTTTAATCAGGCACTACGAGTTCAATGTGTATTAAAAGGTATCTGTACCGCTGATGAGTGGGACCAGTTTAAAGAACATATATACTACGACTTCATTAAAGATAATAACTTTAGTGAATTAAAAGATGCAGAATTAATGAGAGAAAGATTATCTCTCTTGGCTGCCGTAGACCCATATACTGGTCGTTATTTCTCACAAGCATGGATTCAGCGTAATGTGTTACGGTTGACTGACGACCAAATTAAAGAAATGCAAAGTGAGATTGATGAAGAAAAAGAAATTGGTATGGGTTTACCAGTTGGTGTTATGAATGATGTGGCACAACAACAAATGATGGCACAAGTACCAAATCAACCAATGAATCCAATTGATGCAGAGCACCAAATGGAATTGCAAAAAAGAGAAGCACAACAGAATCAGACACAAGAAGAAAAGTCACCTGGTACATTTGTTAAATTGAAACAGATATTATAAATATTAAATTGGAGATAAAATGGCAGATACAAGACAAATTATAGACTATGCAGCACAAGATAACGCTAAAGAAATGCGTGATGCATTATATGCTGATATTCATGACCGTGTAATGAATCATTTAGGTGCAGCTAAACAAGCAGTAGCACAGAATATGTTTGCTCAAGAAGAAGAAGAAACACAACCAGAGGAAAATTCAGGTGAAAACACTTAAAGAACTACGCTCTTTGAATGAAAAGGAAGACCATGGTTTGCCTATGGATCCTCCTGCCGTTTTGATTATGAAACGTAAATCAATTCGCCAGTTTCCTGGTAATCAAAGAGTAGCTCTTTACTATGTGGATAAAATAAACAAATATGTTACAGTACCTTATACGGCCATGCAATGGTCATCAACCGGTAGTATGGACGAAGAAATAGAAACCGAACAGGAATAAAAAATGGCAACGTCAAACAGCACACAAATTTTAGTTGATACAAATAAACGCACCGTAATTAAACGAGTTGGTATTTTTGATGCCGCCGGTGGTAATGAAAACTTAACAGTTATTATTGACCCACGAACATTGTCTGGTGCGTTAAATGCTAATAACTTACCATATCAGACCGGCAACACAACCGCTCCTGGTTTTGCTAATTCAGCATTTACAATTTCTCGTGTTGTTTATAATGTTGATGCAGAAGTTGGTCATCTACAATTAAAATGGCAAGGCACAACCAGTGATGCCACAATTTATGCATTAGGTGTTGGTGCTGGTGATACAAACCCACAATATCAAATGCCTGCAATACCAAATAACGCTGTTGGTCCTACAGGTAATGTAACCATTGTAACCGCTGGTACAACTGGTAATGCTGCCTACACATTAATTATTGAGTTACACAAGAACAATCAATTCTATAGTTCTGGTCAGTTTACTGATCCTGCTGCATTTAACTATCCTCCATTTGGTGTAACACCAACATCGAGAGAATAATGCAAAATTTTGTTTCCAAACTATTACAAAATAAAATAGTTGAAGCAAAAGAAGTTTTGAATCAACGCATACAAGGTTTGGTTAATGAAAAACTTAACCAAATTAAGATGCGTTTGGCTGCCGAAATGTATGGTGAAGATGTAGAGTTTGAAGAAGTAAATGAAGGTAACATACAAAGGATGGGTAGAACTAAACTCATTCGTGTAAGATTCCGTGGCGGAAAAGTTCAACGGAGAGTTAAGAAGTCGGCAGTACCAGGATTTACAATTCGTGGTGGTCGTTTAGTCAGAATGTCACCACAAGAACGCAGGCGCCGTAAAATGGCTGCAAGGCGGTCTAAGTTTAAAAGGCGGTCTAAGTTAAGACAAGCATTAAGAAAAAGACAGATATCAATAAGAAAACGGAAGGCAATGGGACTATAATGAAGTTAATTACAGAAGTCACCGAATCACTACAATATCTTGCTGAAGAAAAAGACGGCAAGAAAACTTTGTTCATCGAAGGTCCATTTCTCCAAGCAGAAGTGGTAAACCGTAATGGTCGCAAATATCTTAAAGAGACCATGGCCAAAGAAGTAGAAAGATATACAGAACAATATATTAATAAAAATCGTGCCTTTGGTGAGCTGGGTCATCCAGACACCCCATCTATCAATCTCGACAGAGTTTCACACATGGTTGTGGGTCTCCGTCAAGAAGGTAATGATTGGATAGGCAAAGCAAAAATTCTTGACACACCTATGGGTAACATAGTTAAGAGTCTTATCGAAGGTGGCGCACAAATTGGTGTGTCGTCCCGTGGTATGGGTTCTCTTAAATCTGTTAATGGTGTTAACATAGTTCAAGATGATTTTCATCTGGCCACAGCGGCGGATATTGTAGCAGACCCTTCTGCTCCAAATGCTTTCGTTCAAGGTATCATGGAAGGCAAAGAATGGGTGATGGTAAACGGTGTATGGACTGAACAACAATTTACTCAAGCGAAGAAAATGATTCAACAAGCTTCGCAGGCGGACATTGAAAAAGTAAGTCTACACATTTGGGAATCACTCGTCAAAAAACTTTAAATATAAATATCCAATATAAATCAAGGAGATTTTCAAAATGGGAAAATTTAATCTGTCCGAAGCCGCTAAAGACATTCTTTCGGGTAATGTTTCTGGTAAACAAAGTGGCCAAGATAAACCAGCAAAACTATCTGGCGATGTAGCCTATGGCACCGGTGAAGTAGATGTGGGTCATACACCACTCAAAACAACTGATGCTAATCCTGACTACACAAAAGGTACGCCATCGGCCACACCTCCTGGTGCAAAACCACCTGTTGGTTCTGAGCCAGCAAAGAAACTCAAAGGTCAACCACAACAGTCTGACGGTGTTGCAATTGAACAACCAGAAGGCAAGACTGGTAAAAACCAAATGCCTTTAAACAAAGGTTCTGTTGGTGTTCAAACTTACGAAGAAACCGAATCTGAAGAAGAAGTTGTGGCTGAAGAAAAAGACGAAGGTCACGAAGATGAAGCTCAAGATAAGGCAATGATGAAAAAAATGAAAATGAAAGAAAAAATGAAAGAAGATATGGACGCTCTGTTCACAGGCGAAAATCTCTCTGAAGAATTCGTTTCTAAAGCAACCACCATTTTTGAAGCTGCCGTTCTTGCTCGTGCTGAAGAAGTTATTGCTGAAGCCGAAGCTGAATTAGTAGAACAATTTGAAGCCGCTGTTGAAGAAGTTAAAGAAGATTTGGCAGCTAAGGTTGATGACTACCTCAACTACATGGTTGAAGAATGGGTCAAAGACAACGAAATCGCAATCGAAAAAGGTCTCCGTGCCGAAATTGTTGAAGATTTCATTACAGGATTAAAAGGTTTGTTTGAAGAGCATTACATTGACATTCCTACCGACAAGGTAGATGTTGTTGAAGAACTCACTTCTAAAGTTGAAGAACTTGAAGAAGCTTACAACGAACAAATCAAATCTGCTATTGAGATGAAAAAAGAACTCAATGAGCACAAAAAGTTTGAGGCTATTTACGCAGCTTGTGAAGGCCTTACGCAGACTCAAGTAGAAAAACTGAAATCACTTGCAGAAGGTGTGGATTTTACTACTGATGAAGAATTTGCTACCAAACTATCAACATTGAAAGAATCATATTTCAAAGCTGATGTTAAAGTTGCCGATTCATCTGCTTTAGATGAGGTATTGGTTGAAGAAGATAAGAAAGACAAAATCATTTCTGATGATCCTTCTATTAATATTTACGCAAAAACCATTTCACAAAC